TTCTGTTATATGGCAAAGGTCATCTGGAAATGTCAACCAGACCCGGATGATAGGTGGTGCTACCAACTGGAACCTGGAACTGTACAACGGTGCTACTTGGGAAGATGCTATAATTGCAAGCCTGAACGGTGCTGTTGAGCTGTACTATAATAACCTGAAAGCTCTTACTACGACAGCCTACGGGATTGATATATTTGACACAAGTGGAGCAACCCCGGCAATCTACATGAGGAACGATGCCGGTGTTTCATTAGCTCAGATTATCATGAACGGAGGTGTATTCGGAATCAACGTGCACAACGGTACCGGTTGGGAAAGTGGATTAAAAGCTAATCTAAATGGTGCTGTTGAATTGTACTACGATAACTTGAAATCCTTGGCAACCAATGCCAACGGGCTGAGTGTTTATGATACATCTGGAACCGATCCATATATCTATTTGAGAGACAGTAGTGGTACCACACGTGGAATGATTATAGGATCGGCAACTGACTTCTACTTCCGGGGACTTAACCACGGATCGAATCTGAGACTGCAACAGGAAGATGCAGGTGGTACGGTTGTTGATATCCTTAAAGGAGATCCGGATGGTGGTTGTGAGCTGTACTATGACGATGTTCTATCACTAACTACAACTGGTGGTGGAATAACCGTATTTGATACCAGTGGTGCTGACACCAGTGTGGTACTTAAAGACAGCTCCTCTAACGAGGTTAGCAGACTACGGGGAGAGACTGCACGGACTCGAATCATGGTTGGTGCAACTCCAGAGACTGCCATATCATGTGTACTTAACGGTGCTGTTGAATTGTACTACAACGATACAAAGGAAGCTGAGACAGTATCTGGTGGACTGAAAGCAACCAATGCCTTACAGATTGGTACGTCCTTGCTGGCTGATGATATCCTCGATGAAGATAACATGGCATCAGATAGTGCCACTGCTCTTGTAACTCAGCAGAGTGTCAAGGCTTACGTGGATGCCGTGGCCGGTGTGAATGCTAACCAGATCATCAACGGTGACTTCAATGTTGCCCAACGTGGTTCTTCGTTTGCTGCTGTGGCATCCGGTGATTACACCTTAGATAGATGGGTGATGTATCACAGTGCAACTATGGCTTGTACCATAACTCAGGATACCGATGTTCCTACGTTTGCAGAGTCTGGTCATTTTAGTGAGAATAGTTTGAAGTTGGACGTAACAACTGGTGATGCTGCCCTAACTGCTGACCAGTATGTCTACTTGGATTACGTCATGGAAGGTTTAGATTATGCCAAATTGCAAGATCGAGAGGTTACCTTAAGCTTCTGGATTAAGTCTACGGCAACCGGCACCATGTGTGTTAGCTTCCAGAATACTGCTGGCAATAGGTGCTACGTGAGTGAAGTGACAATCAGTAGTGCTGATACGTGGGAGAAGAAGACCATCACAGTCACGTTGGATTCCACCGGAACGTGGAACACAACGGCAGGCTCCGATGGACTGTACATCAACTTTGCCCTTGCCCTTGGGTCAAATCTGACGAGTGCTACAAACAACACCTGGGGAACAAGTGGATATACTGGTACAGCCAATCAGGATAACTTCATTGCAAGTGCATCGAATGACATCCTGTTGTCTCAGGTTAAGCTTGAGGTTGGTGCATCTGCTACGAACTTCCGTGGTGAAGATCCTACGGTGGAGCTGCAGAAGTGTAAACGGTACTATGAGAAGTCCTATAATCAAGGTGTTGATCCTGGAACGGCAACCACAGTTGGTATGTGGAACCTCACCGAGAACTCGACAAATGCAACCACTCAGTACATCACAGCTGCATTTGAGGTTGAGAAAGCTTCTACACCTTCTGTGTCTGCTTATGACAGTGCAGGCACTATCGATAAGGTTGATCACCCAACTGCTGGAAAAACAGCCTCCATAGATTACATTGGTACCAAGTCCTGCCTGGTTGGAACCACTGACACAACCAGTTCACGTGTTCTAAGCTTCCACTTCATTGCCGATGCTGAGGTTGGATAACATTAAACCTATAAGGAGAATATAACCTATGTATAAGCTCAACAAAACCTCTGGTGTTAAGAGAGATGACGGAAGAAACATTCCTGAAGATCCTAACAACAGAGACTGGAAACGGTACCTCTTGTGGGTAGCTGATGGTAACACACCAGCTCCCTATGAGACTCCGGAAGAAATTGTTGAACGTGAGCTTCGTGAGGAGATCCGAGATCTCAAGGAAGGTTTGAAGTCGGCAACCGTTTGGCAGTTTCGGATGATCGTTGAAATCTGGAATGTGCTTAAGATGCACACTCCAGCCATGAACTCTGATATCGATCCCGAGGTTTTTGTCAAGGCAACAGAGTGGATGCAGAAACTAAATCGTCTAAAGGAGATTGACGAATAATATGAAGATACAATTTGAATCTGGAAAGATTACAATACAAGCTGCTGCTTCTGCTTGGGGACCATTCACGTACGACTTCGAACCAGGAATGCCCACTGGCAGGACGGTAGCTTCAGCTACTGTAACATCTTACCTTGGTCGTGTACGACCGGCAGACTCCGACATACTGTCCACGTTTACGGACACAACGTCAGAGCTGATCGATAGCAGTAGCATGTCAAGTGACTATGTCTTGGCCGTCTATTTCAATAGGCCTACGACAACATCCTATATAAATGCAAAGCACTCCCTGGTGATCGAGTTTACTCTTGATGCAGCAGGTGGAGGTGGAACACACACAGCATTCTTTTATGCTGTAGACGTTATCTAATAGATGGAAGGATCTAAGAGATGGGACAAACCGACACTGGTGATTTTGAATTTGAGTACACAGCAAACAACACATTTGCACAGGTGCACATGGACACGAGCAAGTACATATTCATTCGTGGCTCTGTGGGATCTGGTAAGTCTTCTGGTTGTATTCTGCACTGCTTCTTGAATGCATGCAAGCAGGCTCCTGGACTGGATGGGGTGAGACGATCGAAGTATGCTATTATTCGTGCATCCTATCCTAACCTAAAATCAACCACGATTGATTCGTGGATCAATGATTGGTTTGGCCCATTGATCAATGTCGTCTATGACGTACCAATTAGAGGTGAGATAGTAATGCCCTCTCCCATGGACGACGGAACATCCATAGAAATGAAGCTTGTCTTCCTGGCTCTTGACCGAGAGGAAGACGTGAATAAACTGCAGTCCCTGCAGGTGACCGGGGTGCACATTAACGAGGCAGCAGAAATTCCCCAGGGAATATTCCAGATGCTGAAGTCTCGGTATAAGAGATATCCCAAAAAATTCCCGTTGAGTAGAGTGCACCCGGATTTTCGAGATGAGTACAAACAGTATCTCAATAAGTACGACAAGATCGGATCGATCGATCCTTTTATTATTCATGACTATAACTCGGTACCAACTGAGCACTGGCTGTACCAAATAGCTGAGGTCCAGAAACCTGAGAACCACAGCTTTTACACTCAGCCATCAGCTCTATTGATGTGCTCAAAGGCTGAGGGCTTCGTTGAGGATGCTGAGCACAACTGGTATAAGTTTAACCCACTTGCTGATAACTTGGAGAACTTGGATGAAGACTACTACATCGATCAGTGCCAAGGGGCTGACCCTGACTGGATCTCAGTATTCGTACTTAACAACTACGGAAACCTCCGGGCTGGTAAGCCGGTCTATAAAATGTATGAGGACCGTCGTCACTTCAGTGGTGAACCTTACGAGGTATCGAAAGGTATCCCGATTATCATTGGGATTGATACTGGACTTACCCCGGCTGCAGCTTTCATGCAGTTCACACCCATGGGACAGTTGGTGGTGTTTGATGAAATCGTCACCGAGGACACCAGTATACATGAGTTTGCATATGACCACCTTTGGCCTCACATTAGAAATAACTACAAGGGCCATAAGATTGAAATGTATGTCGATCCCGAAAACAAGAGGGGGCAGACTGATAAGAAGACTGCAAAGGACATTCTTATTAAAGCTGGATTCCCAGTTTCCCTGGGTAAGAGTAACAACCCGGCTCAGAGATTTGAATCGGTTGTCTTCTTCCTGAGAAAGCACAATGGATTTTTGCTTACAGGTAACACCCCGACACTACGTAAAGGATTCATATCTGAGTTCAAGTTCGAGAAAGTATCCACAACAGTTCAGGGAACTAAGTGGAAAGAGAAACCCGAAAAGAATATTTACTCCCACGTTCACGAAGCACTGCAGTATGGTGCTATGGAATTTGTTGAAGGAAAAATCTTCAGGAAGAATGTGGCTCGGCAACAATCACACATCACACCTGCTGACAGTGTGGCAGGTTACTAAGGATATACTATGGCTACTGAACAAAGTGAGTACGATAAAACATTCAATCAGATCAAGGATGAAGATCCGACAGATCCGGATGCTAAATCCGACATGTCTGCTTCCATGCAGATCTATGAAAGTGATATAGCCACTCAGTTGAACACAGAGTGGGAGGAAGCTGAACGTGCTAAGATCTTCGATGAGGATAGACACCTCCGGGCACTACGTCAGTACAGAGGTCAGTACGATCCTGAGATACTGTCGAAGATACACCCCAACAGATCTAAAGCAAATATACGTTTGACTCGAACCAAGGTGAAGACTTATGATGCCCGTATGATGGACATCAAGTTCCCGGCCAATGAAGACAACGACTGGAACATAGAGCCTACACCGGTACCTGAGCTTAACCCACAGGTCATTGAGCAGATAGCCGTCCAGATGTTTGAGCAGACCGGGCAGACACCGACTAAAGATGAAATGAAGATGATCATTTTTGACATTGCCCAGGAAGCTGCTCTTGAGATGGAACGAGAGATATCCGATCAGTTGGCTGAGTTTGACTATAGATCTGTTATCCGGGATGTCATACACTCAGGCCACATCTTTGGCACCGGAGTCCTGAAGGGGCCGATGGTCAAAGAGGTTGTGAGTAAACGGTGGCACCAAACTCCTGAAGGTTGGAAACAGATCAAGATCAAACGACTAATACCGATTGCACAGCACGTGCCGATCTGGGACATCTATCCGGACAAATCAGCTAAGCATCTGAACGACTGCCGATACATTTGGCAGAAGCACTTGTTCAGCAAAAACAATCTATATAAGCTGGCACTGAGAACGGATTTCGATGGAGCTGTAATTAAGGAATATATTAAGTGTTACCCCACGGGTAATGCTGAGTACAAAAGATACGAGTCAGACTTACGTGACATGAGTTCGAATACAAAGGCCGACGGTGATGATGCACCACCAAAGCTTGAGAAGTATGAGATCCACGAACGGTGGGGATTCATATCAACTGAGCAGGCAAAGGAACTGCTACCAACAGTTGGTGATGATGTGTGGAAAACCATGGGACCAGAGGTTGCCCTCAACCTGTGGATGATCGATAGGTACATCATCAAGGCTATCGTAAGCCCCATCGAGGGTGCTGAGATACCCTACTATTTTTATTACTTTGACAAGGATGAAACAAGTCTCTTTGGTGACGGTATACCCGAGATCATGAGAGATCCCCAACAAATGTATAATGCTTCTATTCGAGCCATGATAGACAATGCTGCTATCAGTGCTGGTCCGATCATTGAAGCCAACATAGACCTCCTGGCCGATGGAGAAGACCCGACGAAGTTGTATCCCTTCCGGGTGTTCCAACGGATAGGCTCAGGTATTGAAGCAGGCCAACAGGCCATTCGAGTTACGAAGCTCCCTTCATATACCAACGAGTTCCTCGGCCTGGTAGACTTCTTTCAGGGAACAGCCGACGAGAGCACGACCATTCCACGAGCTTTAAGTGGTGTCACTGACTCAGGTCAGACAGGTGCTGCTAAAACTGCTACGGGGATGTCGATGCTCATCGGTGCCTCAAACATAACACTGAAAGATCAGGTCCACTACATGGACGAGGGTGTAACCCGGAAGTTTATTAGAGCCATGTATTTTTGGAATATGGAGTTCAACAAAAAGGAAAGTATTAAGGGTGACTTCAACATTCTTGCCAGAGGTTCCAAGTCCCTGATTGCCAAGGAGGTCAAGATGGAGCAGATCAATCAGTTCCTTCAGATCACAGGCAATGACTTGGATGCAAGGTACATTAAACGTGACGTTCTGCTCAGGGAACTGTCAGAGATCTTTGACCTCGATAAACTCGGTTTTGTACGTACGAAAGAGGAAGTCGAGCAGGAGGATCAACAGAATGCTGAATCACAGAAACGTCAACAGGACATGGAAATGATCCTTGAAGCAATGAAAGCCGAGTCATCTGGTCACGTCCCAGATGCTGTGCAACGAACAGCTCAAATGTTTAACATTGAATTGCCGGGAGGTGCTCAGGGAGTTGAGCCACGATCGGTACAAGGAGGACAACTTGGCTAAGAAAAGATCCAGGGAACTGCTGGTAAGTTTACAACGGAACCCTGATAATCAATTCTACATGCAGTTGAGAGATTACATAAACAGACGGTCTGAGGAAGTACGAGACCTAATGTGTAATGAGACTGACATGGATGAAGTAAAACGGTTACAAGGTCGAGCCGGTGAGTTGAAAGACTTGCTGGTTGGACTTGACAGAAAGCCGGTAGTAGACCAATACACCGGAGCTTTCTCATAAGGTTAAGGTACGGACCCCGATCCGGGACATCCCATCAACTTTAACAGGGACATCCACGAGTGGACCCCATGGAGGCTATTATGCCAGATGATAAATTGCACGAAGAAGTAAATGAGTTTGATGAAGTTTTTAACGAGATCGTTGACAAGACAGATGAGGAACTTGCTGAAGAAGCAGTGAAGGAAGCACAGAAGAAAGCTGATGAAGCATCGGGGGATGCACAAAAAGATCAGTCAACTGACAGTGACACCGACACTACTCCTAAAGAAGATCCGATTCCTGCCGACGGTGACCAGAAGAAAGATCCTGACACCACCCCGGAGGATACATCAATCTATCAAGATCGGATTGCAGAGTTAGAAGCACAACTGAGTAAGGAAACCCAGAGGACTGCTTCATGGGACGGTCGAATCAAAGCTGCCAACAAGAAGGTAAAGGAACTCGAAGCTGAGAACAAACAGCTAAGGGATAAGTTACTGGAAGATACCGATAGTGACAGCTCAGGTGATGATCAATCTGATGAAGAAGTAATGGCAACATTTAGGAAGACCTTCCCGGAGTTGGTCGAAGTCATCGATATTATGCAGAAGAAAATCGATGCAAAGGCCTCGTCCCCCACACCGACACCGGCTAAAGATACGACTAAGGATGCTGACCAAGATCTTGACACAACCGAGGACGAGTACAAAAAAGAAGCTGACAGGCTCCACAAGGAGCATATTGCCAGAATCAAAAAAGAACATGGTGACCTCGACGAACTAATCAAGAGTGGTGCCCTTATGACGTGGATCAACGAACAACCTGACTTCATTCGTCCACATCTGACAAACATTTACCAGTCTGGTTCTTCTGATCAGATCATTAAAATGATCAGAGAGTTCAAGACAAAATCAAACTGGAAATCCCAGTCACAAAGACAATCTAATTCCAAGCAGGATAAGCTCAATAGCATGAGGGAAGCTGGAGGTGACTCACAAGGTCCAACAGATAATGCCCCAGATCCCAATGACTATGCTGGTGCTGCTAAGGAAGCAGGTCTTTAATTAAACGGAGTTTTATAAAATGACTATTAAATATGGTGACATATCCCCTCGTACAGCTGCTTTCGTCGTCCGTGATCTTCTGAAAAGAGGCATGCCTTATCTGGTTCTTGAGAAGTTTGGACAGAGCAAACCCCTACCGGCCAACAGCACCAAGACTGTTCAGTTTCGTCGGTACTATATTGACTCTACATTCACCAGCACCTTTGGTTCTGACTTCAATCCTCATGAATACTTTACGGGAACGAACTTTGATCCGGCAAACAAAATGCTGAGTGAAGGTGTTACACCGGATGCAACAAGCATCGAGAGTTCTGACTACGAAGCCAGTCTCGTACAGTACGGTGACCGTGTTGTGATTTCTGACGTTGTCATGGACACACACGAAGACCCGATCCTGAGAGAGGCCGTGGACATTCTCGGAGAGCAGGCTGCTGTTCTGATCGAGAAAACTCGTTACAACGTGCTGAAGGCTGGAACCAATGTCTTCTACACAAATGCTGATACATCTCGTGCA